TATTCAAATCTACACCTGCTGGAATTTCACCTCCATTTAATCTAAATGTGGTTCCGGATAATTTTAATCCACTACCTGCCGTATATGTTGTATTTACATATGATGTAATATAACCAGCACCATTAGTTAACTGATTATTATTGGTAATGTAGTTAGCGTTGGTTGCCCCTGTGTAACCCAAACTTGCTAAGGTAACAGTTCCTATTGCTGTATTTATTGCTGCATCTGTAGCAAAGTTTTGTTCTCCAACCCAGGTTTGAACAGCATCTGCTGATCCTGCAGCATCAAAAGCAGAAGATGCTTGATAAGCAGCACTGTTTAATTTGTTGCCAAAGAAATAAGCAGAGTTGGTATCTGCTTCCAATTGCATAGGATGAGAGCCTTCCCATGTTCCATAATCACCTCCGCCATCTCTATCAGTAAGTACATAGAAATTGTTAGAGTTTACATGGATGTAGAAACTATCTCCATCAGCATCATCAAGGTCAATAGTTGGTGTAGTCCCCTCTATTCTTAGTCTACTTACACCGCTACTTCCTGTAATAGTAAGTGTACCAGACATAGTATCGGCCTGGTCACTACGCAAGAATGATGTGTTTCCTGTATGGTAAATCTCACGGTTAGTACCGTCTAACTTAACATACATTTTGTTAGTAGTATCGTCATAAACAAGACCATCGTTATTGGCCATGTTCAAAACTGTATCACCATCGGTAAAGTAATTACCTGCGTTTTGCTTTGCATCTATTGCTGGTAACACCTCTGTATCAATTCGAGTGTTTACAGCACCAATGTTGTTTGCAATCGTTGTGCTAAAGTTAGCATCATCTCCTAATGCAGCAGCAAGTTCGTTGAGTGTGTCTAATGCCGCAGGTGCAGAGGATACAAGATTTGATACGGCTGTGTTTACATATGATGTGGTTGCGTATCCTGCACCGTTAGTAAGTTGATTGTTATTTGTAGGAATTGCATTTCCCAAATCATTAATAGCAGGAATAACCTCTTCGTCAATACGAGCATTAACTGCATTAGCAGAGCCAATAGCATCGTATAATGTGTCGTGGTTGTGTGAAGGTAGTGATGTTAAATATCCTGCTGAAGCGTGATTTCCCCATCCGTATGCAGTATTCCAATTGTTTGAGTTACTACCACTTGCAACAACAGCACCATTAAAGTAAACATCATTATTGCTATAAGCGTAATGAAACACTTCTGTGTTTGTTCCGGCTTGTCTTCTGAAGAATGTGATATTATCTGCAGTCTCTCCACCTATAAACCCTGGAGAGTTATCTCCGTTGTAAGAGAATCCACCACCATAGTCTAATGACTGACCTACATACACATAACCTGTTCCTTGACCGTTACCATAAGCCTCAAAACCTGCCTTATAACTTTGGTCTGCTAAAGACCTAACAACAGTGTCTGAAGTTTTTCCTACAGCACCAACTGTTAAATTTCCACTTAGTGTTCCGCCACTTAAAGGCAAGTAGTTAGATACAGCAGTAGATATTGCTGCATCGGTGGCAAAGTTTTGCTCGTTAACAAAAGTCTGTACAGCCTCCGCAGAGCCAATAGCATCGTATAGAGTGTTATGGTTATGTGATGGAAGACTCTGTAAGTACCTCGCATCACCCTCTGTTTGAGTTAGATACTCTGAGGGAATGCTTGTAAGGTAGTTACCCACCGGCTGATATGTCCCACTAAGGTCTGGTATTCTCGCAGCATCTAATGTATCACTTGTGATTTTTCTTGCGCTATGATCAGGTATATCATTAGCAGTGATATTCATTGAACCTACTACATCAATACCGTTGAGAAACTTAACAGCCATATAAATATTTTTTGATTTAATAAAAAGGGAGGGATTAACCCTCCCCTTCTATAGATAATTTACAATTATTATGAGCCAACAACGACTACTTTGACTTCCATAGACTCTGGAATATCTACCGTTAGAGTGTTTGTTGTAGAATCGTAAACAACTCCAGTGAGAACAATCTCTCCTGTATCGGATTGATAGATAGTAACAGTAGGGAAACTACTAATACCAGCAGTTCCTAAATCGATAGCAAAAGGAGTAGCCTCCCCAGTTACAGAAATAACCGAATGAATAGGGATTGCAGGTTTGTTCGTTACATTAGTCCAGTTCAAGTAGTAAGAACCATTCTGACCGTCTAACTTATCAGCATCAATACCACTTCCGGAGCCATCAACAGTCAATAATTTTGCTAATACATCTGCGGCAGTATAGGCAGAAGAGTTAAGTTTAGTACCGATACTTGCAGATACAGTAGTAGCAAAGTTTTCATCGTCACCTAAAGCAGCAGCCAACTCATTAAGAGTGTCAAGCGCAGCAGGGGCAGCATCAACAACAGCAGCAACGGCAGTATCAACATACGTTATATCTGCCTTTAAGTCAAGTACAGGTATGATGTCTTCATCAATACGAGTATTGAGTTCGTTCTTTACTGCATTATCAGCATTGGTAACATATGTTTCAGTAGCGTATCCGTTAAGATCAGCAGCGACTAATTTAGTGTTTAACGCAGTTTGCAATCCGGTTACATTGCTGATAGCAATAGCACCTACAGAGATTTCTCCACCGCTTACGGTGATGGTAGTTCCATCAACACTAAGACCTACACGTTGCCATGCAGTTCCAGTATGTACAAATACAGACCGAGCCTGTGTGTCATAATAAACTTGTCCAACAGTACCTGTTTCCGGTGCTGTGGCAAGAGTTTGTAAGGCGAAGTTTTGAATTTCGTTTCCGCCTAAATCTAAATCAACAAGATATTTTAAAGCCATTTTAATTTAATTTAATTTAAGTACACTTTTCCCTTAAAGGGATATTTAAAAATTACTACAAGGGTTTCATTATCAAGATAGTTGACCTCGCCAACAACTATTCTATCGGTTGAATCAACAGTAGTGACAGAAGGTCTTTTGCCCATACCGTGATTAACAGTCCACTCTTGTTCCGCTACTGACTGGTTGTATACAAACGAAGACCTTTCTCCGTTTATTCTTACCTCAGTAGGAGATACATTTATCGGCAACACATTTCCGTTACCATCGCTAAGTTGAACCTCTCCTGTTACCTCATCACTATCAACTGTCTTAATAAGACCTTTGTAGGTATCCTTTGGTTTATTTCCTGTTAGTGTTGCCATTATATTTCTTCTTCCCAAGTATCGTTAATTGTCTCCCACTGCATAGATATTAGTTGCCAGTATCTGTTGTCAAACTCATAATTATCTTCTATAAACGACTGAGTGTGTACCGATATGCCAAGTGCTAATATCATCCCAAGTATGCTAACACAACCCCCTGGTAACAAGATACTTGTGTAAATTTACCGAAGACCTGCATTCCTGTAGGAAGCACCTGTCCTGTAAGACTGTCACCTACCATTGACTCAGCATTAATGTTTGCCTCTTGTAGGCAAACGATAACACGATAAGTCTCTCCTCCTGGTGATGTTTCGCCTGGACCTATTCTACGGAAACCAAAATCTCCCATAGAAGATTGGTAATAGTTTCTGTCTTTAGTTATGTTGTTTTCCATTTATAATTCCCATTTAACATTAATGGTTTCCCATTGCATATTTATTAATTCCCAATTCACTGACCATCCTGAAGATTGCTCAATTAAAACATCTGAGTATAATCCGGTTGAACCAATAAGGTAATCAACCATACCCTTGTCATATTGAATAGCATCTTTATTATACGCATCAATATTAGGAAACACATAGTCTACAAATCCTTTATCTGTTTGTGTAGCATTAGCAAAGTATCCTATTTTAATTGGTGCGTACATCCTATTTCTTTATGTCTATCTAAATTCAAAAGTTAAACTCAATTCACACTCAAACTTAAACCCAGTAGGAAATCCAGTTGCTGGATTTGATGAGTTACCGTACTGTAATCTTGGTTGATAGTATATTCTTCTAACTCCATTCATTTTGTTATCAATCCAAGCAGCACTTGGTGAAGGTGCTATGTTTTGTTGACACAATGTACCACCTCTCATATAGTGGCTTCTTATACCTAAACTACTTGGATTATTATTATAAGTAAGAGAATAAAGGGGATCAAATAGGAATAATGTAGAATCATTAGATGACACACTGCTTCCATTAGTAGGTGTTAGATTCTGAGAGCCTATTCTAATCCTTGAATCAATAGTGCCAAGTTGACTCGCAGTAATACCCATCAATGTGTGAACCGCTTGAGTAACGTTTGTTGTTAAATCGCCAGCAGGGATATTAGACGTTACTGTTCTTGCTATTATTCTATGTTGGGTAAAGATATCAAATTCTGGAGTGTTAAGAAAATCAACATTAGGGGCTGGAGACTCAAGGTAATATACCAAATTGGGAGATACTCCAAACGGTCCAGTAGCTTGAGGGTTGTAAGTTCCTGAATGCGACACACTTGTATTTCCTCCATAAGTTCCATCTGCAACCATATTTAAGGTATAGGTCTTTGTTAAATAAGGGCCTACAGGAAGAGTCACACTCCATACTCCTACAACTGGATTTTGAATACAAGTAAATGTATAAAGTAATCCATCAGCAGGGATACTGTAAGAAGCACCTGCAGCACCTGTTGAAACACTACCTGCTGCGCTATGAGGAAACAACTCAAGTACATTAGTAGAATTGTTTACGATACCTACAACTGCCCCAAAAACTGGAACGGGTAGTCTTAACGCAATATTTGATGTGCTGGAGGATGTAACGAGGTTTGTACCAGCCGTTAACAATGTAGCATCTGCCGAGGTTGTTCCGTTAGCAGCTACGTTTGTTTGCGTAATAACTATATCTCTTACATTTAAAATATCCGCAGACATAGTTGTAGCTGTCAAGGCTCCAGACACACCAAGAGACGTTATGTTTTGACCAGCACCGTTTTGTAAAGTACCACTTGTTGGCGTACCAGCAGTAGAGCCTGTAGTCAATACATTTCCGTATGTATCTTCTATTATTGTATTAGTTAAATTCATTTATGACCAATTAATATTATTATTACTCCAAGTAATAGAGTTTGGACTCCAACGGTTTACCGCTCCCACAGGGACAACTTGACCTATATTTATTATACTGCTATCATTTATTGCAAATGACGCTATCCAACTATCTGTAGAAAGAGTAACATCTACAAAAGATAACTCATTTCTTGAAGCACCACTTGTAGCCTTGTATTGCATAGTAAGTCCATCCATCCAACCACTAATAGTAGCAGTACCATTGTTATGGTACATAATACAAACGATATCGTTTCTTCGTGACATATAGTCTACCTTGTTCATCTTTACATCAAGTAAAGGAAGTCTAACAGTTATCTCAGTATTTATAATTCCAAGCCCATTTGTTACAGTTTTAGACTCAGTAAATATTGTAGCACCATCTTTGTTGTTATGCTCAAACACTGCTGCATTTAATAGTTGTGCTTGGGTAACAACAGTTTCATCTATAGGGTCAAGTGCAATGTTTAAATCTTTTTGTAGACCTAATACAACTTTTTTAATACCACCTGCATTAGACTTATTGCAGTTGATGTCTATGTCCTCAAGAAAAATACTACAGTTAAAAGGCATATTAATTATAATAAAAAAGGGGAAGGGAAATATTCCCTCCCCCTTGTATTAATTTACAAGATTACTATTAACCGATGACGTTACCCCAGTTAGTAGCATCTAGGTGATAAGCAAGACTATCTTCCTCGCCTGTAAGAGTAAGTTGGAAACGGTTCTTCTCAGAGCGACCAGTACCAGAAGTACCGTCAACAGTAGAAGCATACATACCGTAATCGAATCCTACCATGTGGTAAGTACCAGCAGCAGTCTCAACGAAAGCAACTAATTCAGCACCTGGTTTAGCGATGTCGTTAAGAGCATCACGGTGGTCAGAAGACATTTTAGGAATTTCAATTGAGATAGTAGGAACTGAAGATACAATACCATCAGCAGTTACAGTTTTAACATCAGTGAAGACAGAGAATCCGTCTTTTAAGTTAAACTGAACAGCGATAGCATCATCGTCAGTATACAATCCTGTTGTAGCAGGAGTTACGGTAACAGCACCTCCAGTTATAGATACTAGAGATAAGATATCCGCTTTGTTAGACAAGTAAACAGACTTCAAGCCACCGATACCAAGATCGTCACAAGAAAAGTTTACGTCTGCAAGAGTTAATACACAAGCCATTTTATTTTTTTATTTAAGGGTTATGAAGGAGAGGCCGAAGCCCCTCCTATTAATTTATTAATTACGCTTGAGCGTAAACGATTTCTTCACCTTTCAAGTAAGAGAAACCTAACTTGAACTGACCCCATACTTTGTCGCTTGACAATTCAGCTTCGTACTTCATGTCGATAGCACGTACATCATTGTAGTCATCTGTCAACATAACGATGTTTTGTGGAGCAGATACAAAAAACTGGTCAGCACCAAGGCTTGGGAAGTGAACAACCTCCATACCGAAGTATGCAGGAATGTTTCCTTCTACGATACCTTGAGGAGTAGTAGTGTACTTCTCAGCGATAGCAACTTGGTAGTGTTGCATAGCGGCAGTTCCCAAGAAGAAAGATGGTTTGAAGTCACGATCAGCATCACCGTAAACAGCAGCCAACATTACATCACTCATTGCAGCATAAGCAGCACCCATCTCGTCTAAGATGTTTAATGGAGTCAAAGCAGCACCACCGATAAGAGTATCGATAACAGCAGCATCGTTGCCCATTTCAAGAGTCAATTCAGTAGCAGCCAACTGTAAAGCGTGTTCTGCTGATTTTTTAGCGAAGAAATCAAATACCCAGTCTTTGAACTCAGAGTCCATAGTCTCAGGGTTGTGCTGACCTTTCTTCAATAACAATCCACGGTAAGAAGTCTCAAGAGCATTCTTACAGTTTAGGAAAGCCCACTTGTAAGTTTCAACAGTCATCTCTTTTTCAGCAATAGAAGCAGTAGATTGTGGATCGAATATACAAAGGTCGTTGCCAAATTGTAATGCGCCATCAAAGATTGGTACATTTACTTTAGCTTTAACACCGTCAATAAGACGGAAGCGGTTAAGTACAGCCGCAGATTTAACCATAGAGTCGATAAACAAGTTAGGACGTCTATCTCCGTATGGTAAGTTTGAAATTGTTACAGACATTTTATTTAGATTTTAAAAAAATTCGTTTAATTTAATTTACAATTATTTGAAACGACTAAAGAAGTCATTTACAATATTCATCTTCTCTGGAGTGATTCCGTTAAATACGACAGTCTTATCTTCTACAGTTTCTTCAGCTTCTTCAGCTTTTTGTTCTGCAGCAAATTGTTCCTCTAACTCTGATTCGTTTACAACTTCCTCAGTAGCCTCGTACTTTTCTTCTTCTTCTTTAGAAGACTCAACTTCAACAGCATCTTCACCTACAGGAGCAACTTCCTTTTCTGGTTTCTCAGCCATTTTTTCTTCTTCATCTTTATCAGCATCTGCACTCATATCAGCAGGAACTTCTTCCTCTTCTTTGGGAGCATTAGCAGACTCGATGTACTTCTGAATAGTTTCAAGGGCAGTTTTTAATTCTTCCATGCCATTAAATTTCTCTTCAAAAGAGGTCATAGTTTCTAGGAGAATAGCATTCTCATCTTCTAGAGACTTAATCTTAGCTTCAAAATTAGAAACCATGGACTCAAACTGAGCTTCCATTTTTCCTAATTCCTTAGCAAAAGCAAATTCATTCATTTGTTCGTTATTTACAGGTTTAATATCCGCTTGTATCTCGATAGAAAAGCCATTGACTTCACCTTCTTTGATAGCTTTAAATAATTCGTCAGACTCAATTTTAGTCTTTACGAATACTGTTCCATTTGGAAGGTCGTAGCCATAGTCCTTAGACTTATCATTATCTGACTCCTTCATCCAAACTTCTAGTAACACCACATCTTGAGTATCATACTCGTGGTGAATACCAAATTCGTTAAACAAACCCTTTTTAGAGTAGTTATACATAATATCACGAATTGTCTCTTCCGTGAACCTAACATAGTAATATCCATTCTCTGGACTAAAGCGTAGGATTTCCTTATTTGGAATCATAATTGGCCCTATCACTTCTTTCTTCTCATCATTAGCAAACATTTCAACTACTTCAGTTTTATTAAAGTAGATGAAGTTTTCTTCGATAGCAGGTTTGTCTACGAGAGAAATCTTGTACATACCCTGTTCAAAATCCTCAAGTGTAATATCGTATAATGGGAAATCTTTATCCATTGTCTTTCTTTTTTCTGTCCCCATATGGTAGATCAGCTATATCTACTCCGGCTTTGACATTTCCTTTTCTAATGCTTTCAGCTTTTCTAATTGCCCAATTAACTCCGCTTGTTCCTCCCCAACCAAGCCAAGCAACATAGCCTCTATCTTTCCAAGGCGTGTCTTTATACTTTGGGTCAATTGCAGAATTTTTTTTGTGACGATTAAAAGCAGCCATCCTGGCAATAGTTTCATAACTTAGTTTTCTTTTGTTAGCTAATTGGTTTGCACGAGTCCAGCCCACCGAAGTCATTCCTTTAACTTCATTCTTGTACTTCTTCTTCCACTCAAGAACTTTCTTGGCGTTGTTAGATGCTGATTGTGGGTAGTCGTTATATGTTGCCATCTATTTAATTTACAATTATTCTATCAAACCTTTTACAGATAAGTATGCGTTGTTATTGTATACTTGTCCTTCTGCTGATTTTATAAGTATATTTTGACCGTTAACTAACGATAAAGAATATTTGTCAAGCATAAACTTAGTTGTGCTTAATGAGCTTACAGGGATCACTAAATTTAACTCAACAGATGCTTTACCTTTAGATGTGACCTGTTCTGTATTAGATATCAAATCGTAGTAGTCTGTAGTGTTATTATTTTTATCTTGTCCTAATAAATCAAATCCACTAGAGTTTACGTTTGTTAGCCTACCATTAAAGGTATGCTTGTACAATTCTGTTTGATTGTCATAGTCATACATATTTACATATATACGCTGTGTAGTTGTAAGCAGATTAGGTCGTTTACTAGTTTCAATACTATAAGGAACTTTTAAATTTGTTCTGTATAAAGGCTTTGTTAAGTAAGCAAATCTAATTCCTATATCTTTATATGATGTAAATATATTATCGGTAAGGCCAGCTTCTGAAGGACTTACAATGCCTAAATCTATATTTTGATTTGTCTGAAAAAATATAGAACCACACAATGAGTTTCTGTATACGGATGATTTTAATTCAATTAAATAATCATTTACACCGTTTTCGTTTATTACTTGATTTATTGTGCCTGCAGTATAATCATCATACTCTCTGTACTTATCGTAAAAAAGATTCTTATCCTCGTTTGAAACTATTAAGTTTTTTATTATATCCGAAGGACGAGATACTTTTATAGAAACTGCATCGTCTAAATAATAATCACCGTTTATAGTATTGTTCCTTAAAAAGTGTATAGGATCAATTCTTAAAATGTGAGTGTTGTTTTCAAACTCATAGAACAACCCACAACCAAACCTTTTAGAGGTGTGTTTAATTATATCTACTGGAGACAGCTCTGTAGTTTCATTTAGGGAATCTTTTATAACAAACTCATCATTAAGGAAATACAAGTTGTAGTCTTCTATCGCTTTAATTAATAAATTAAGATCAGCAAAATTTGTTATATCTGTCTTAGCTTTTCTTATGTCCTCAACTTCAAAATTATCTGTTGACATCGCATCCGCAAATTTGACATCATACCCCCCTATAGAATTATTAAGTCCATAACTAGAGACATACTCAATATTAATCTGACCATAAATAGGCTTCAATACTATTGACGTGCCATATCTACTTTCTCCACTAATATCTAAATCTATAGTCTCATCAACAGGTAAATAAACATCTACACTTGGAAATTCGAGCTTATCCGCAATACCAGGATAGGTCAGTGTGTTTATTCTAGCTCTAATGTTTCCTTGACCATCAGCTAAAAAGTCGGCAGAGAAACTAGTTATTTGATTTTGGTCTTTAGAAGCGTTACTTCTTCCAACTGTTGCGTTGGCTATATCTAATTCAATTGCATCCCCATTAGAATCATTTAATCTAATCTCTCTTTTTAAATAACCATCTTCGTATATGCAGACAAACAAACCGAACTTCATATCACTACTGTTCTTGTTTATCTTATAAACCATTTTATCTTCAGCTATAGTAGGCAAGTGAAAATCTATAACTCCAGTAGACTCAAACCTGTCTCCACTTAAATACTGAACTCTGCCTCTGAAGGACATATGAGGACAGAAATATCCTAACTCATTTCTCCATCTTTCATTAGCTAATTCATATACAGTAGTGCTATAGGTGTCCTGTACTTTTACACCATACTTTTGATAAGATGTACCTGTGCTTCCATAGTTACCAAAAGACTCTCCGGTTCCATACCAAAGAGTTCTCATTAGCTTTGTAGAACCGTCTAGGTTTGTGCTTATATCTAAATCCTCATTCGGCCTTACTCTATCTGGCCCATGAGTTAACTGAAACTCTCTGGTGTTAACGCTATTGACAGCTAATAGTTTTGCCGGTATTACCGCTTGTAATTTTTCTGGCTCAAAATCAGAATTAAATACAGTGTCGTTTATTCCAAATAACTTTGATCGTACCTCGACAGGTCTATTGCTATTACTTAAATAGTTTCCTATTTCTTCTAAATAATTCTTTACAGAAAGAGTAGGTATAAAACAGCTTCTAGACATACCAGCACCATATTCAGTAAAATGCCTTGCCTCATATGAGAACTTTAATGTGTCATTTGCTAAATCAACATAAGGAAAGTTTACTGGTCTTGTAAAGTCTGGTGCTACGTCTGGAGTTCCAGCCTCACCATTATTAGCAGTGGTATTTGTGAAATCGTCAAACGTATGTTGAGTAGAGTAATAAGAATCAGTAAGTACATCTCCTATCCCCAAAGAATTTAAATCAGTCATAAAAACCGTTATAAAGTCTTTAAGCTCTACCTCCATGTAAGGAGCATCAGAGTTGTATTCAATTGAGCTTACCGTTAGTACTCCGTTGATTTGAGTACTGCTTGAATTGTGTACATTTATTTTAAAATAGTATTCCGATAAGGGAAAGTTTATAGCGTCATCCGTAACAGGATTATAGCCAAATAAATTTTTATTAGTAGCAGTAAGCGGTATATTTAGTGACGTGTAAAAAGGTATTTTAATCTTATCAATTTCAACATCATCGTAAAACGAAACGTCATAAAAAAGCTCTTGCTCTTGAAATAAATTGACCTCGTTGAATGAAACATTGTTTGTGCTTATAGATAAGGTGAAACTCATCGTTTTGCTATATTAAAGTTTACAGATTGTTTAAAGACATTATTTATATTATTATAACTGTCTTCGGACAAAGATACGCCATAAGCAAAGCTTTTGCAGTAATCGGCAAACAATATCTTATCCGCTGTAATAACTTGTTTGAATCCGTTGAAAAACAATCTATTCTCTTGATTAATTATAAGATTATAATCTAAAGAAGTATAGTAAGATTTTAATTCGTCTCCGTATGTAGCACGATTTACACTTGCTGTTATATCGTACTGAGAAACTTTATCATATACAGTACCTCTATAATTATCTATACCTATTACATCTTGCTGCAATATGTTATTAAAAAGTTCGTATACATCTTGATCAAACTTAAAAACAAAGTTAGGATTTACACCATCCATGTCAACAGAAGTACAAACACCATATACACCTTTAGGTATATTACTTTCATAATACTTTAAATGTATAACGTCATCTACTAGTACATCTACATTTGATATAGGAACGGTGACCTCGTTATAACGAAGGCCAACAACATCTGTTAGACCACCAGGAGAAATAGAACTTCTTTGTGTAATTAAGAAATCGTAACCTTCTGTTTTCATATTCTATCGTTTCTTTCTTTTAATCTTCTCTCGTTCTCACTACTTCTTAAATCACGAGTAGAGACAAAAGCTCTTAATGGCTTGTTACTGCTAATAGCTGTAGAAACAGTTGCTTCTGCAATTGCCTTTAAGTAATTTACACTTTCTTTAGTATCAGCCTTTACATTTACTTGAGAGGCTCTTTGTGCAGACACCAATCCACCCTGTGCAAATTTCAAAGGAGTGATATTTGTATTTGGTTTAGCAGAATTATTTATTCTTTCAAGAAGACTTCTATGGAATTGAGCAGCCTTTTTATTTACAATAAACTCACCACCTTCCATTTCATATCCACCTTGACCTTGAACACTGAAAGGAACACCTCCAGCATCATGAGATGGCCCTTGTACAATACCCCCTTCTTCAAACTTAACAGGGAAGAACTTACGTCTACGGATAGCATCGGCTTTAAGTGCAGCACCTCCTACAAGAGCAGCGTAACCAGCAGCGGAAAGTCCCGTTGCAGTTACGGTATCTGTTGAACCAAAGTTGTTAATCAAGTTACTTGCAACAGCTTCAGCAAGGTCTATGACTACATTAGCTAGGTCTGCTTTTTTCTCGGCTTCAAATTTTTGTTTGTTTATCTCATTTTCCTCTTGAATCTGTTTTCTTTTAATCTCATTAGACTTAACACGGTACTGAGACTCAGTAATAAGTTGATTGTCTAATTGAGACTTTAAGATTTCTTCCTCTGTTTTGTAACGCTGTTTTATAGCCTCAAGTTCAGCATCTAACCTGCCTTGAGTGTTCTGCAATATTGTATCATTGTATTCTTTAGCAGCATCAGTAAGCTCGTCAAGAATACTATCTAATAATTTTTTTATCTTTTTCTTACGCTCCTTCTCATCATCTTTAGGATCTGGAAGAAGTCTTGACATTACCAGAGGCTGTAGCTTTTGGTATATAGCCTCAAAAGCATCTGGAGACAGAATCTCTAATCCAGGTAAAAGCTTTCTTATTAAATCTTTGATTTGTTTATCTACATCAGCTAACTGTTTAGGATCTAGTTCGGTACCAGCCTCTAAGTCAATTTTGTATACATTGTATAACGAATCAGCTAAATCTTCCCCGGCCTTTGCGATATCCCCAATATCTAAAGCTAGAGCATTAAATCCTAATCTAAAAGAATCTAATCTCTCATTTGCCTTTTCAATAAACCTACCGTCAAGACCTGCTCTTTCTACCTCTACTCCTACATCTTCAATTAAATCCGCATATTCTTTAGTGATTCCATTTAAATCATTAAAAGCTTTTGTTTCATTAGCAAGTCTTTGCTGCTGAAGAGTGCTTAATCTTTCAGTAGCATCGCTACGTTCTTGCTCAGTTCTTGCATTTTTAGAAAGATTTTGTTCTGTTAGTATAGCTACATCTAAGAGTGCTTGCTCATCTTCTAGTTCTTGTTTTCTAGCCTTGATTCTGTTTGCTAGTTGCTTAAATTCTTTTTCAAATTCTTTTTGAGCTAACTTCTCTAACTTTGATTTTTGGAATACTAAGTTTGACAAAGAATCTTTTTCTTGTTTGTACTGATTTAATTTAGCTTCAAACAATAAAAGCTCTTCACCTACAATTTCGTTTCCTTTTTCTTTTCTATCTTCTTGTTCGGCTAGAAGTTCATTTATCTTATTTTGTAACCCAGTTGATTCTTTATTCAACTTAACATTTAAGTCGTTAGCTTCCTTTAAAGATATGCTTTCATCATCAGCTAAATTGCGAAGATCCTCTAGGATTTCCTTTCTTTCAAGAATGACTGCGTTTCTTTCTAGCTCTAAGGCTTTTTGCAAACCTACTTCATCCAATAAAGTCTTTATATAATCTATCTCAGCATCAAAACCCTCTTTTTTTCTATCTTGTATTCTCTTTTCTAGCTTCTCAATTGCAGCACTCTCATCTATAGTTTCTTGAGTTCTCTTTGATCTTTCTATTCCTAGTCTAACAATTTCTCTTTGAATATCCGTTCTTTGTTTTCCTATGGGTAAAGAATCTCTTTCAGCTTTTAACTCACTTATTTTAAGATCTTGAGCTTCTTCTCTGGCAGCTTTAATCTTTTTCATAGCAGCAAGCTCAGCTTCTAGTGGTTTTATTATCGTTTCCCTAGCTATTCTTTCAGCAGCTATTCCTTCAAAAGCTCTCACCTCAGCTACATCTGTCAATTCTTTTTTAAGACCACCAACCACATCTGCGGCTTCTGAAAGTTTTTGACTAAAAGCTGTAGGGTCTGTAGAGGCAATAGCCTCAGCTGCAAGTGCTGCATTGTAACCCTCTTCATCAATAAGCTTTAATGCAAATCTTAAAAGCTTACTAGTTTTTAAAAAGTTACCAAAAGAAATCTGTACACGGTTAACAGCAGACTTTAATAAATCTAAATTACCTTGGAAGGTATCTACCTGTTGTGCAGCTGCAATTGCTGCAGATCCTTGAGCAAAGTATTGATCATTTAAGTCTTCAAGCGATTTTCCTACTTCCTTTTGTTTTTGAGCCGCTTCAACAAGGGTAAGCAGCTGTGCTGCATTTCTTTTACCTACTAGGTCGACTGCTTCCGCCAATGTGATTTCCTCATCTGCTAATTCAGAAACAACGGTATTTAGGTCTTTACCAGTCTTGGAAAGCTCTGTCATAATACCACGAAGACCTGTACCTATACGAGATGCGGTAAAACCATTATCAGCTAACAAAGCCATGGCAACAGCTGTTTCCTCAAAAGTAGTACCTACCTCTGCTCCTAATGGCCCAATGTACTGTAGTGCTGTACTGAATCCCTCGAAAGAAAGAGCCGAAGAGTTAATAACAGATACGAGACTATCAGAAACTCTTGTTGTCTCAGCAGCTGATAAATTAAACTGATTAAGTATTTGTCCAATACGCTGTGCTACTGGGCCTACTTTTTCGCCAAGTGCCTGTGCTGTACGGGCAACAGCTAGTGTAGCTGCTTCAATTTCGTTAACACTAAATCCTAACTTACCAAGTTCAGTTTGTAGCTGTACAATTTCCTCGGAAGTGAACTTTGTACTACCAGCAACAGACAGTACGTTCTTTTCTAGCTTTGCTAACTGATTGTTGTTGATACCAGTAACAGCTTGCAGGTTTGCTAACTGAGCTTCAAAATCTACAGCGGCCTTAAACGACTGAACAAAAACTTTCTTTACGTTTTGTAAAACCGCTCTAAAAATCTGTACAGCAGCAGTAATACCAGTAAGCCTACCTAGAGTCTTTCCGATATTTTTACTTACAATCCCATCTCTAAACTGAGAAAAGAATCCTCCTTTTTCTTCGGCACTATCTTTTGGTCTGCTAGATCTGTATTTTTTTACTACTCCTTGACGTTCCTTTTCGTACTTCTTAGCAGCGTTAAGTTTTTGTATTTCAAGCTCTTTGTACTCGGATGAATCTTTGTCATATCTAGACTGCAATTCTTCCCAATAAGCCTTTTCTGCAGCGGCCCTCTTGTTTACGGTTTGTTTAGATGTGCGGATTTTTGCTAATCCAAGTTGATCGTCTACCTTTTGCTCTTGCTTAGCATTCTCAATAGCTGTTAAAGCTTCTTGCTTTGATAGCTTTGCTTCCTCTGCAGCTTGTTCTTTTTTTCTTTGTGCTGCTTGTGCGGCTAAATCCTCTTCATTTTTAATCTTGTCGGCCTGGGCTTTAAGACTATTCTCAAGCATAAACTGCTCAAGGTCTCTCTGCTCTTCTAAAGACTTTAATCTTAATTTCTCAGCCTCCTTTTCATCCTGTATAGCTTGCTTTTCAGCTTCACGTCTTTTATATACTTCTTGTGCAATGTCAGATTCGTGTGCCGCCTTCTCTCTTAAAAGCCTATTTATTTCTGACTCCCCAGCAGATATCTCTTGTAGGTCAGCCTTAGCCTTTGAGCTAGCATTAAACTCTTCTTCAAAAGCCTTTTGTTTTAAGGAACGAACCCTTTGTTCTTCCTTTGCAACATTTTGTATCTCGCCTAATACGCTCTTTTTAGAACGCTGCAGCTGTCCCTCTAAACTTATTAACCTGTTTAAAGCTTTTGTTTGTTGATCTCTGGTTTTCTCATCAAGCTTACCCTGCGATTGAGAGGTCTCCATGAACTTGATGATGCTCTCCTTTGCTTTCTTAATTTCTTCAGAAAGTGCTTCCATTGAGGAAACTTGAGTCCTTAATGGGTCGTTGATTTTTTTAAATACGTCAACCACACCCTTACCTTCTTCACCAAGTTGTTTCACCTGGTTTTGTAGGTCTTGCATTAACGACTTTATCTCACTTACTTGGTAAGATAAGCTATTGGTGCTTTGAGTTTTCTTTGCCATTTTATCCTATTATATTTCCTATTTCAACGAATACATCTCCCATAAAATCTTCTCCTATTTCAGAGAACCACTCTTCGACTGCTTCATCGAGTATTACTTGTAAGTCATCTCTAATTAAATCAGAGTAATCATATCTAGTTCTAAGCTCGTTTTCGTCTATGATATTCTGCTGAACAAACCAAGCCATTCTTTTCTTAGAGGACATTGTGTCGGTGTAAGTGTATTCTTTACTTCCACCAGACTTAAGACTGCTAGTTACAGTCATGCTTGTTTGAATACCTTTTCTTTCAATCCACTGTACAAGTGCATCTATACTGGGAATCATCTGTCCCTCAGCATTAGCAGAGTCCCCAGCTTCTTGGTCTAGCTTTTTCCCGTAGTCTCCCCATGGGATTTCAACTGTTACCTCAACATCGTCTATATATCCTGTTCCACTGTCAACGTTTGAAGATACAGATACGTTTACATCTCTCCCATAATAACCTATTTGTCCAGCTAACGAACCAGATGCCCTTTGATTATTACCGGAAAGCATGGACTTAAATTCTCTAGCGATGTTGTAACGCTTAACCGACCTCACCACTAGACTCCTTAGCCTACCACGTTGTTGAGCTGCACTAAGCATTAAATATCAATTCCTGCGTTATAGTTTTTTCTAGCAAACGATACCGTAAGTTCAAAGTATGCAGCTGTAACATTATCGTCTTCATTGTAAAACGATCCTACCTCTACCTCATCAATGTAGCATCCCTCGTCTTCTTGTATTAGGAAGTCTTGTAACTGACCTACAGCAAATAGATTTTCCTCTGTCGATGCAACAAAAGATAGCTCACTATTGCTAGAACACTTATCTAATATGGTGCAATCAAAACTTAAGGTGTATATGGGTCTACTCAAGTCTCTAGACATACTAGAGTTTGATGGAATCATTATAAAGCTTCGGTAATTGAACTCTCTGCTTCTAACCTCATCTGGCGAACCAAGCAATAAGAACTCATTGATCATGTGATAGTCATCACAGAACTGCTTTATTTTTTCATAAAACGACAGTAGGTTGTTCATACTTACATTTATTTAATTTACAATTTACTGAGTGCTGCATCTTGTCTTCTTTGAGCTGACTCAACTTTATTCTTTTGAGCTAGGTAACTCATCTCCGGCAATACTATATCCATTTTAAGCATATATATTTCTGGATACACCCTTACATCTTCTTTGGCTAACATTCTGACTATTGAGTACCAATACCATTGCTGAGTAAACTGTGCTGCAACCTCCTGCTCTTCAAGCTCTTCGTCTTGCTTTGGTGTTTCTTCACCTGTATCTTCGTCTCTTTCATAGAAGACACCTGAGAACTCATGGAACAAGACTCTTTCTCTATCGTCCAGATACCTGTGCAAAACATTGTACACATCTTGAACAGGAGAATTTAGTATCATTTCTCTGTTTTCAAGTTCTTCTGAATGGTTTTCGTTGTCAAACTCTTTGTGGTGTTTAGGTCGTAGCAACAGTTGTAGCATCGCTAGCTCCATTTCCTCTTCCGATGGAAACTTTTGCTTGCCTGTAAGTATCTGCTCAATCATTATAAACTGACCAAGCACTAACTCTTTCACTGATTTACCTACGTTAAAATTCTCTTTTATGTACGGAGTTATCCTCTTGCTATCCTTCAACGGATAAACCGACTCCATGTCACGAATCAAATTAAGACGTTCTAAGAGACGTTCTTCTTCAACTAATACCTTTCCATCATCCGAGAAAGAAAATCCATTAGAGATGCTTATATGCTGCTTAAATGTAATCATAGGAACATAGTCACACCACCGTCTTGTTCTTCGTTAGCACAATAGGCGGCAATTGCTAAACTCATAACCATATCATCATGCTTGCCCTCAGTGTTACTAAACTGTAGGTTACCAGTGATTGGATTTCTCTTTGACTTGAAGTCATAAAGCTCTTTAACCAACGCATCATTCTGCGGAACCTTTATTATATTTTCCTCGAATAATTTTATTAAGTTATTGATAATCAGAGGCTTAGTCTTTGTAGATGTTATAAATGGAATCATCTTATACATTCTGTCATCATCAGTAAGGTCATCAAACAGCAGGTCATTGTTATTGACCTCGAAGTAACAAGCATAGAGTTTATCAGTCTTTTCATAATGAAGGTAGAAGTTTTTAATCCTTTGCTTAAACTCCTCGGCATCCATGCCTTCTTCTTTGAAGTTAAACCTGTCTATGCCTACCACACGGTAGTCTCCGGTTATAGCTGTTAGCACAGTGTAATCTTGAGCGACACCGATATCCATTCCGATGTACACGCTCTCGTAATCAGTTACCTCTTGAGGAGATATAGCTTCCTCGATGTTACTGAACAATGTATTTGCACTAACAGGCTTGCATAAAAACTCCTGGTCAAACTGTGATCTAGTCATAGACTTCCTAATTCCCAGTACGGTCTCTGATACCTTGGGGTCGTTTAGGTCTAGGTAAGTCTTCTTGATTGATTTAATCTGATTCCAATTACTTTCTACCTGTCCGTCTTTATACCAGTCGAAGAACCAATTAGGGCCATTGAACGTAGATGCAGCACACACTCTACCATTTGTTCTTGTAACCATCGGTAGTAGAACTTCGTTAATGAAATCAAGTCGCATATAAGCAGCTTCATCAAGGTAGATGTAGTCTAGAGTAGCCCCACGAAGATTATCTCCAGAGTCAGCAGACCTAAACTTAATAAAACTTCCGTTATAGAAATACATCTCGTTTGCCTTTCGGTCATACCTCTTTACGATTTTATCCCATAGGTCTTGATGTCCGCTAAACATAGCTTCAATGTCTTTCATGACCTTGTTGGCCTGATCCTGTATTGGGCTTACCCAAAACATTCTATGCTTAGGATTATTCAATGCACGCATCACCGCATCGTTCTGCATAAAGAAAGTCTTCCCTGTCTGTCTACCAGCAACAATGCATCCGATAAAAGGCTTCTCATCGTGTATGAGTCTATGGAAATCCTTTTGTGGTTCAGTAGGTTTGTATAATTTAATTTGCATTAGTAATTTATTTTTAATCCGCAATGAAGATAATTTAAATCACGCTTTACTTGCAATATACTAATCGTAATGTAAATATTTTTATAGATGGAACAATCTAATCCCACCCTGCCGATGATTAATCGAGGGTCGTTATTCAACCTGTAGGCTGGGCCGACATACAACCTCAACCTTTCTATTGAATAATCATACTGCAGAAACGAATACGTTGCACCGTGATGACCGCTACCCATCGCTAGTATACCAACGAATACATTATCGTATCCAACCTCTGCTACAACACCCCTGGCGTGTAGACATGCTACATACCCAAGACCGAAAGACTTATTATCCGAGTATTCGTATTTAGGAATAAGGTGATATGGATTACACTCTTGTGCCTTACTCGTCAATGCTATCAGCATCAACATCAATATAATCTTCTTCTTCATTTGGTGCTGTTAAATCTATGGTCGCTGTAATATCAATCTTAGTCTGCTCAACTTTAGTAGGAGCCTTATACCCTTGCATATCGTTAATGATGCGTATAGCATCCATAGCAGCCTTCATATCTCCTTCAGATAAAGCTAAGTCCCTAATCTTAATCAACGCACTTAGGTTTGTTCCCTTAGCAGCCTCAATAGATTTCATCTCTTGATTAGCCAACATCATAAGCTCCTTATGAAACGCAGTACCATGATTTCTACGATCACGATAGTAGCTAGTATAGTTCAAGTCTCTTGCAATCTTTGCACTTGCTTCCATTCCCTCATCAGCAACACGCTCAAGGAACTCTGACTGTAGGGTGGTTAGTGAGCTACCGCTACCCTTTATAACCTCGCCCTTATTGTTTCTCTTGCTTGGCATCATCCAATCTGTATATTGGCATATTAAATATACCGTTCTTATTCGCATACACTAGTCCCTTGTACGATGGAGCAGACTCATCAAAATGATACCACTTCCACAAGTTTACCTTCACCCTCTGTATGCAACTTCCGCAAGCCGTATTTGGGTTTTCCTCTTTACGGATATATCTACTCTTACCCACTAGAGAGTTGTGCAGAATAAACATCTCCTTCTTTAACTCACCTTTCGGCAAACCACTTCCAGTTAGTCCTAGGAATATTTGCTTCTTCGTCATGATACGATTGTTTTAAATCAATGTACAAGATAATGAATTTTTCCATTCATCACACTAAACAACCCCTTTATTATAATAAACTAGTATAATACTTTTACTTCCATAGTAAAAGTATTATAATAATAGTATTACTTTACTCTTCTACTATTATTATAATAGTATAAGGCAAAGCATCTCTGCCAAGTGGAGCATTTTCCAAGTCCAGCATTCAAAATCCCCCGCCCCTTCCGAGCAACCAGCGTAGAAGAGGATCTGTATTTTTTCGGTCAGTACCCTAGCCAGGCGCTGTGGGAAAAATTGCACTATAAATTTTGCAAAAATAAGTCTGTGAAAAGTTGCGTGAACCGCTAACAATACGTATATTAGCATATCTAATAACAACAAAATAACAACAAGATGAACAAGAAAAAAGTAGTGCAAGAGTTCAGTAGTTTAAACCTAAGTGAACTAAAAATCCTAGTAAAGATTCAAAACGATTTGAATAACTACGGGACGATTGATGCGAAAGCAGCCTTACAGCAGCTTATAACAGACAAGCTAGAACTAGCTGACGAGCTTTATACACAAATCTACCACTAATAATAACAACTAAATAATAAAACAATGGACAAATTTAAAGTAGTAAATCAGAACGGAAACGATGCAACGGAAAGTCAAATCTTTGGATACCTTGCTCACCAATTAATGACTCAAGCAATTGACCAACTAATTGACAAGGGAGCCGCCAAAGTAGCGGGGCAAGAGTTTCAAATTACCAACGAAGCCCTTATCAAATTAAACGGCATTAAAAAGCACATTGCTGAAAGATGGGATAAGCCAATCGAAGCCGTGAAGATTGTAAAGAAAACAACCGCTTTAGATTGGGAGCTTTAACCCAATCATTTAAAAAGGAGGGGATAGGAAACTGTCCCCTCCTTTACTATTTTATTGTACAATTAAATCTCAGAAAAATGACCAAAGAAACAAAAGCAGATATGATAGATTTTATTCTAATCATTGGACTATTAGCATTAGTTTGCACTCCTTTCATTCTGCATTACTTGTAATCTAAGTGAGCAGAACAGAACACAATAGAACAGAAGAACATAGAACACAAGAACATAAACAAATAAAACAACAAATGGAAAAGTTAAAGTTATCTAAAGAAGTAAGTGAGGCGTCAGTAAGCCTTCAAGTTAATGGACTAGTAGCTCAGAAGAGTTTACAAGAAGCTATCGAATACGTGGACAGTATGAACGAGTTTAGTGCACACTTAGGGTTCTACATATTGTGGAATGCTATCGCTACTGATTATATTTTAGTTCCGAGAGAGAGTGTCGAAGCTTTCGAAGAGTAATATGACAAAGGGGTTGTACTTAATTGTACGATCCCTTTATTTTTTATTGAACAATAAATCCAGAATTATATGAACTTTGAAATCAAAATTATTAGTACACAAGATTATGTACAGAAGTACAAGCGTCTTCCAAATGAAAGTAAAGTTAGCAAGAGTAAATATGTAAAGCTAACAGAGAAAGAGAAAGAACAGAAACGAGCAGACAGAGCGTACCATAGAAATTGGAAAGATAGCATTAGAATGCCGAAGGCTAAATCACAAAGATTAGCCGATTTAAATAACATCTATTATTAAACTAAAGAACATAAGAACATGGAAAACAAAATGGAAATACTTAACCAAGTTAATGAGCTAATAAGCACACTAACCTTTGTACAATCGGGACTGTTAGAAGATAACAATCACAAAGCGGAAATCTATATAGACTGCGCTCTTCAAGAATTATCTTACATAAGATATGAATATAAAAAGAGCATAGCAGAACTTGAACAATCAAATACTAAATAAGATGAAAAGAGAAACACTAATTAAAAACCTAGAAAAGAAGGGTATCATTGTCAGAGGAACTACTGAGGAATTTGACGGAACCGATGGAGGCGTTTGGATATCAGCCGAGTGCTTAGAGAACGAATACTACTTTGATTATTATTCAGAAAGCAGAGCGTTTGGATTGGGAGTTAGGATAACATTAGATGACTTCTTAGAGAAGAGAGGATGGTACGCTGAGTGGAATGATCCTGGTACAGTAATGTTATGGGAAATCTAACAATAAGAGGGGACTTAATTGTCCCCTTTTTTACACCAAAACTTTATTGTGAGGTTTCAAAGATATTTCGTATATTGAAATGTTAATAAGAAAGAGAATAACTTTAACACTATAAAAATAATACAAATGAAAAGAGCAGATTTGTACGCAGAAGTTACAATTAAGTTAACAATTAATGAGAGCATAGATGAACGAACATGGAATGATTCAGAGTTACTTGAAGACTGGATTTATTGTAATGTTACAGACCACAATAGTGAGTGGAAAAAAGTATTAATTACTAAGACAGAAATTACAAACATAGAAGACTAGAAATTATGAAACTAAAAGAACTTAAAGAAGCGGTTGGTAGTCTATCAGCCCCAAGCAAAATGCCTTGCTCAAGCTACTCAATACCTGCAAAAGAATGCAATGTTGGTAGTCGTTTAGTTAGTGTAGAAAATAGTACTTGTAGTGGGTGCTATGCATTGAAAGGAATGTACAGATTTCCTAACGTAGAACGTGCATTGTATCAGAGGTATAATTCTCTGATGGAGGATACAGATTTATGGGAGAAAAATATGACAACCTTTATAGACAAGTATCGCAAGGGAGATAAGGATTATTTTAGGTGGCACGACAGCGGTGATTTACAAAATATGAACCACTTAACTGCTATAAATAATATAGCTTTAGCGTTACCTCACATACAGTTTTGGTTGCCAACAAGGGAGATAAAAATTGTAAGAACGTGGCAGAATTTATATCAGTTTGCGCCTAATCTTATTGTAAGAATATCTGCCCATATGAATGATGCTCAGCCTAACCATAAGATTACGGGTTATGCCTCTGGGGTTATCGATAAAAATACAGAATTAAATGGAAGGCAATGTCCCGCTCCCAATCAAAACAATGAGTGCAAAGATTGTAGAGCTTGTTGGACAGAAGAGACAGTTTTATACCACAAACATTAGACAAATATTAATCATAAACAATAACTAAATATATTCATTATGACAACCAATCAATTCGCTAAGAAATTAGCAGCAATCCACAACGAGAGCGGACTCTTATATAAAGATATGCTTGACCAAGACATCCTATTCTTTGTACAAGATGCTATCGCAGATTTGTTGATAGAAGCGAACAAAGATAATTCAGTAACCAAGAAGACTATGTTGGAGTTCAACCACGTATTCTCTGTAAAATAAATAGATATGCAAGAGTTCAGAGTAATGTATGAAAAAGATGGAGTAGAAATCATAGCTCCTTTTATATTCTCGACTATGTCAGAGGCGAGAGATGTGAGAAATAAATTTATGATGAGTGGAAAACTTAATGTAGCAATTCTTGTGAAGAGAGTTGAAGATAATAAACCAAATGTATTATAGAAATTATGGGAGCAACATTAGAAACAATTAGAGTAAAGGCAACAACGGCTAAGGAAGCCGCTGTAAAAATTATGAATAGCGGATATGGAGACGATCCATATAGTGGTTGGTTTGATACGTGCCACGAATTTGAAGACAAAACTTTCAAGTTAAAAGAAAGTGAGTTTGAAGATTGGGTATGCGAGAACGGAGAGAAACGTGTACTATATGTAATGAAAGATACGACAACTGAATATGTGGGTTGGGCGTGGTGTGCTTGTTAAAATAATAATAATAAAATACAATAAAAAATGAAAGCAGAAATTCTAGAAATTGTAGTACCGACATTAAAGAAAAGCGGTAAAATCTTTGGCGCAGAATACATCAAAAAAGATGGAACTACGACCAAGATTAATGGAAGATTTGGAGTGCATAAATTTACCAAAGGAACTGGAGTTAGTAGTCCAAAAGTTTTAACTGTATGGGACAATAATCGTAAGCGTTATACTGCAATGATCCCAGAGAAAATTGTCAGCTTAACTTTCAGTGGTTATAAATACACCGACTCTGTTGTAACTAAAGTGATAAAGTGAAATGCGTAAGACGGCAGATGATTTAATTATCAGCGCAGACCTTAATCTATTGTATTCTATTCTCGGAGAGTTTGTTGAAATATCCAAGCTCTTTGAGGATAGTAAGGATATGATTAGATTGTTACAGAAGCTTGATAGATTTGTGTCTATACACGAGACAAGATGTAACGATTTAATCTTGCTTAAAGATAAGGTAGACCAAGCTCGTGAAGAGTATCAGAGTCTATCTTATAAGTACAAGGGAACTAAGGAAGCCTTAGACTTATTAAGAGAAACACATAGTAAATTATTAAATAGTAAATTATGAAACTAAATGTATTAGTAGCTTGTGAGGAATCTCAAGCAGTAACAAAGCAATTTAGAGCGTTAGGACATAACGCTTATAGCTGTGATTTATTGGACAGCAGTGGTGGAAATCCTGAGTGGCACATCAAGGGAGATGCTTTACAAGTAGCATACGATTCTTCATTCGATTGGGACTTGATGATAGCTCACCCACCTTGTACTTACTTAGCAGTTAGCGGTGCAAGATGGTTGTACAATAAAGACGGAAGTAGGAATGAGGATAGATGGGTAAAACAAGCTGAGGGTTTAGCGTTTGTTCGTAAACTTATGGATGCTCCGATTAACTATATAGCCATAGAAAATCCTGTAAGCGTTATCTCAACTCAGATACGAAAGCCCGACCAAATTATTCAGCCGTATCATTTTGGAGATGAGGCATCTAAGAAGACTTGTCTTTGGACAAAGAACTTGCCCGACCTTGTACACACAGATGTTGTAGGTAAGGGAGAAATGAAAGAGTGGATCGACAAGAATGGAAAGATTAAACGTCAAGCAAAATGGTACTACGATGCACTATCAAATGCTAAGACTCCCGAAGAAAGAAGAACACTTAGGAGTAAGACCTTTGATGGTATTGCTAAGGCAATGGCTGACCAATGGTCTTCAGCTATTATTGAAGATTACACTATTACAAGAGAATTGTTTAACTTATTAAATTAAAATACTATGCCTAATTGGTTTTATTTCTCACTAGATGTGAGCGGAAAGAAAGAAGATGTACAAGAATTTGTACAGAATGTTAAAGGTTCAAAGGACTATGACACAGAGGGTTATGAGTTTGACTTCAACCATTTTATACCTCAGCCCGAGAATATATTTAGAGGTAATTTAGGAGTCAAAGAAGAGAAGCATTGTGATGACAATGGACTACCTAATTGGTATAATTGGAATATAGATAATTGGGGTACAAAGTGGAATGCATCGGTTGATGATAGTTGGGTTATTTCTGATTTAGAAAATGTGTATTCCTATCAATACAATCTAAGCACTGCTTGGGCAGACCCTCGACCAATCATTGTAAAGATGATAGAGAAATATTCTCACTTAGATTTTGAGATTCAAGGTGAAGAAGAATCTAATGAATATGGTATATATGTATCTACTTTTGAGGATGTGTTCCTTGAGGAGGAGCCTACATTTATTGATGAGATGAATGGTAAAGAAGTGTATTGGGAATCAGAAGATAATCAGTGGTATTATATGGACAACGATGAGCTTGTTCTCGACCAAGATGACTTCTATCCAACTAACAAATACTCCTGGCACTAATGAAAAGATATTTAAGAAAACGTAGACACTTATCTTACTTACAGAGTACGATAAGGGACTTACATTGGGAGATAATAAACACAACAATGCAGAGTACAAACGTAGGTTGGACAGAAAACACTACGAAGTATATGGTTAATTGTGCGAAGCTTATTCGCAAATATGAAAGAAGACTAAAACTTTTAAAATACTAATGATAATTATTTATGAACTCTTATCCTTGATAATTGCATTCGCTATTACGATAGGATTGCTAACACTTATTTATGATG